GTTTCCCAGTCACGATCGGAGGTTGACGAGGATTTTGTTGCAGAGCTTGATAGCAGAGAGGATAAGCCATGGCATGACATTCTTGAAGCGATCCGGGAGGTGTTGATCCTTATCGGTCGTTCGGATGCAGCCATCGGTGTGTCCAGGATGTCGAGCTGGATCTCCCCCCAAACCCTCACGGCGGAGTCTTTGGGTAAGTTTGAGGAGGTGGTTCGTCTCATAGAAGATAAACTGGTGGCGTTCCTCTCCGTTCCGAACTCCCCAAAGAGCTACCAAGAGGGGGGTATGTCGGGGGGATTTGGAAAGGATCATTCTCTCTATGTGGAACATTGGTTCACTAACCAGATTGTGGATTCTAACTTCCAGAGGAAGAAGGGGCTTGCGTATGTGCAGGAGGACTCAGGTGAGACGGGGGAGGGAATTTTTGAGGTCAGGGTCCCTGATTTCGTGGAGGAGCTCAAGGATCGTTTCGATATGGGAGACCAGTTGTTGGGAGGGAACCTTCCTCCGAATCATTTCCTCCCGAAGGACATAATGTTGGGGGGAGGGGTAATTAATATCGACGCAGACACCTTGAATGCGGAGATGATGATTTACGGGAACAACATGAACTCCGAGATACAGGGTGGTTCGGTCTTCCTTCCCCCTTGGAGAAAGGCAAAACAATGAAACCGATAGAAGTAGGAAATGGCATCTTGTCGAATATGGGGATCACGGTCACGCAGACCCAACCAAAGACCCCTGATGCTGTTGAGCAGGGGGCAAACTTGGAGATTTCCGACTCCGGCGGCGGATTTCAACAGGACTTGGTTGAAAATGACGACAACATCATCGACGGAGGTGTCATCGAGGGCATCTTCACGGGAATCAAGCAGTCTGGATTCGTTAGAGATTCTAGGGTCCCTGAGGGTTTCCAGGACAAGGGTGTCTTTGGGAGGGAAATCTTTCCCGATTTCCCAGTAGATTACGAAAATATCCCCCAGATAGAGCCGCAGGAGCCGATCCCGGACTATCTTTTTGATATTACTGCGACAGTTCAGGTGTTTGATGGGTATGAAAGAGACATCAACGGCCATATCAACATTAAAAAGAAGAAGTGGCGGACGATCTCTCGTGGGGAACTGGACGATATGAGGGAGACAATGACCGCCCCTCTCCTCTACAGAATATGGAACATCAAAAACATCAAGAAGTTGACGGGGCTAGCTCTCCCGACCCTGAATGAATATTTCATAGTGTACCCGGCCAAAGAGAAGCTTGTTGTTGATCCTCGCCTGGAGCAGCTTGAGCCCGGAATAAACGCTGCGGTGGTAGAGGCTGGTCCGGACATCCCTGTTTTCGAATCCCAGCAGAGCCCAGCGGGCTCCAAGCCCTGGGACAACCTTTACCTATAGGAAAGCAACATGTCGAAATTTGTTGGAAAAAGATCCCTTTTTGTAAGTGATAAAATCGCCAGGAAGGGGAATGAAACCATGGAGGATCTGGTTCGGCAGTCCTTTGGTAAGTATTTCAGGGTCGTAGAGGGAGATCGCTTCAGTTATGGAGGCAGGATCCTGTCCGTTGAGTCTCCCGAGATGCAGTTTGTGCTTCTGTCGGAGGAGCCGGACGGAACGAAAAGATACAACCTCAAGGTATCGTTTCCTGATCTCTCGGCATTGGTTTCCAGCGAAGGGGGGTGGAATGCCTTTTTTAACCCCGGGATGGGTGACGAATTTAGGGTGATTCCCTACAAAGGGAAGGAAAGCGTCATGGAGGCAGGGCTTAACGGCCTCCAGATCATTCTCGATGAGGAATTAACTGATTTTGTTTTCTCGAGCGACAAGCCGTTTGACCAAGATGAATTGGACGAGATGGACAATATTAATAGCCCCCTTCGATTTGATGCGGACTTTGAATATCACTTCCAAGAGGATGGATACGAGCAGCGTATCGGGTCAATGCAAGAGAGAGACATTGCAAATTTCTACAGTGCCTATTCTAGAGAGGAGGAGCTCCCGAAGCCTAGGGTGGGCCCCCGTTCTAGGTTCCCCCATTTCAAACCCATCGTCCCCCGGACCAATGCGAAAGAACAGCAGATGACCAATTACCTCATGGGTAATGGTACGGCCAAAAACATCTCTTTTGTGATCGATGAATCGACGGATACCAGGTGGATCAATGAGTTTGCATCGAACAAATATTTATTCCCCATGTCGACGGAGCTTTCCATCATGTTGGAAGACTCTGTTGTATCGGGGTTCTTGAGCGATGCGAAGCTCAATAATGTCCTTGCGACCGATTTCTTCTCCGATCTCATAGAAAACACCAACATTGATACCGAGACATTTCATGAGGCGGCGACAGAAATGGAGGGCATTCCCGGAGGGGGAACGTCCTATGAGAATAAGTTTTATGTAAATCAAACCAAGACCTACGACTTTGACTCGTGGGTCAGAAGGGTTATTGAGCTGGCCGATGCAAGCCTCGAAGGGGAATTTGTGAGGGAATTCTCGGAGGATCTCACGATGTTCAGCGTCTCCGGGGACGAGCTGGATGTGGTGGACGGATTCCAAGCCATCGATACCATGAACCAGACGCAGGTGTTTTATTCTTCTCTCCTCCTTATGATTTTTCAGAAGGTCCTTGGGGAGTATGTGAGAACACAGAGTCGAACTCTGGAGCAGATCATGAAGGGGGAGGAAGCTTATGCGGAGCCTCTCTTCTATCTGGTCAAGAAATTCCGAAACACAAGCCGAGAAATGAGAAATCGCCGCCGTGGCGTGACCATCAAGCCGGTTCAGCAATTCCTGGTTTTGAACGACAATGAGAGTGACGTCTTCAGGTATGTCGACACCCAGATGAGGTACAACCAAGGGTACCGATATGAGGTATCCTCTTTTCAGATGGTATTCGGTTCCCGTTATCGGTATGTGATGCCTGACGATGGTATCCTGTGGGACGATAACACCGGCACACTCAAGACTGACGTGGAGGTGTCTCCGTCTCTCAAAATTATTGAGGTTGATTATTTCCAGAAATATGGAATCATCCGAGACCACTTCCCTCTCCCTCCTCAGGTTGAACCAGTTCCCTATCGCGACAGAAGCGACAGGATTCTCCTTCTTTTGAACACAGGAATCGGGGATGCGTGGATGGAACCACAACCAATCTCCAAAGAGGACGTGGCCACATTCCAAGAGGTTTTGGAAACCAGAGGGAGGCAGGTGAACGACGGGCTCATTAACTTCCGTGGCGATGATTCCGCAAAGATGTTTGAGGTCTTCAGAACCACAGATAGACCAAGGACCTACGAAGAGTTCGATGGGAAGAAAATAGCCACGGTGAAGGCGGAAATCCCGGTTCAGAATGAGAGGGTCCTCGGGACATCAAGCGCCTCCTTGTTGGACATGATAGAGCCAAATGTGGAGTATTATTACATCTTCAGGGCTGTAGATGAGCACGACCACATCTCGAATCCCTCTGATGTTTATTCGGTGAAGTTGGTGTCCTACGGGGCAAACATGCTCCCTCTTTTCAGGGTTTATTCCATGGACGAGCTAGCTCAAGAGGAAGAGCAATACAAATCCAAAACCAAGGATGCCAGGAGATTTATCCTGATTCGGCCTGCGCCGCAGCAGGAGCTCATCAACGAAGCCAACTCGTCCATTCCTCCGGAAACCGATATTGGGGCGGCGGAAATTAAACTGGGTGTCGCAGAGCAAAAAATGTGGGGCAAGGATTACAAGCTTAGGGTTCGCTCAAAGAGTACTGGCCGGGCTATCGATATTAATTTCAAATTCGAGCACAAAACCGATAATTAGTGCTGAGGAGAGGCCCGAATGCTCAGGGAACTGAACATCAAGATAGGAAAAACCTGTAAGGGGTGTGGCGAGTGGAAGACCATGAATGGGTTTCACAAATCGAGGACAACTCTGGACGGGAGAGGTGGCCGTGACAGGGACTACCAGAGGAGCAGAAGGGAGGGGAGCCCTCAGGTTAGGATGAGGGAATCTTTGTCGGCCAGGGTAAGCAAGGTCCTGAGGGAGGGGGGTTCGTCAAAAGGTGGGTCTTCGGTCTTGGATTTGCTCCCCTATTCTTTGGACGACCTCATTTGCCACCTAGAGAAACAATTCGACGGGGACATGAATTGGGATAATTATGGAAGGCTGTGGAGCATCGATCATATAATCCCGCAATCTAAGTTTGATTTCGATGGCCCGAATGATAAAGAGTTCGAGAAGTGCTGGAGTCTTAACAATTTGCGTCCACTTTTGGTCGGAGAGAACTCCTCCAAAGGGAACAGCCTGAGCAGAAAACTCGTGGAAGAATATGATATCGAAAATCTGCTTCCTAAAGATACACATAAGGAGTTGATATAATATGTCTTTTCTTACTAATGACGGCAACTTGCTGGTAGACATGGTCCTGACCGATACAGGCCGCCAACGTCTCTCCAGGGGCGATGGCTCCTTTAAGCCAACTAAATTCGCCTTTTCTGATGACGAAATTGACTATGGTCTCTACGACAAGACCGACTCCAGAGGCCTGGCTTATTATGATGAGCAGGTTCTTCTGACTCCGATCTTGGAGGCGTTCACGAACAACGCCATTGCTCAAAAGCATCGTCTGATCACGATACCGAAGAACAACCTTCTGTATCTCCCCACCACGGTCCTGAATACCATTACGAACCCCCAGTGTTCCAGTTATGGTATTTCTGGGATTTTCGTTGTGGCCACAGATGACGACTCCGAGGACGAGTACTGTGTGACCTCCGCTGGCGCTGGCGTAGAGGGGGTGCTTTACGGCGAGACAGCCAAGAAGGGTCCGATTGTCAGGGTTGACCAGGGACTCGACACAACAGAGCTTAGCCCAGAATTTTCTCTGGATAGTGATCTTGTGGAGACTCAATACCAGGTTCAAATCGACAACCGGTTTGGCGAGATTGTATCTCCCGTCTCTGGGAAAGCCGCAGATGTTTCCTACATCGACGATGACAACATCGCGAGCTACACCCTTACCATGGGCGACACAGAGTTTGTGGAGGCCAACCCTGTTCGGTCGGTATCTCCAACTGAGGTCATCGATGGCCCAAGGGGTACCGTTCTCAAGTTCAGGATTAAGGCCTCTATCAACCTGAACAGCAACACGTATCTGTTCACCCAGCTTGGGAGCACTGCCTCCTGGACGGGGAGAACAGGCGCTCACACGATCTATTACCTGGATACGAACATCAGGGTGACCGGTGGAACCACAGGAAACTCCCTCGAGATTCCAGTTCGCTTCATTAAGCTGCAGTAATTGAGGAGATAACAATGTCCACGAGTTTTAAAACTTTGCTTGCAAATGACGTTTCAAAAACCAGATCTCTGATCTACGAAAACGTCCCAATCGATGGTTCCATTGCGGATCACACCAATGTTTACGGAACTTACCCTGCCAATACCAGCGTGAACACTCTGTATCACGGGAGGTTTCAGCAGGTGTTCGACTATATCGCCTCGAATGCCAGCGCTAACCACATTTTTGATATCTCCCTTGGTGTTCATGCGGACTCCTACGCATTCAGTACCGCCATTGCGGCGAATGAGCCCTATGATGCCTGGGCCACCGGGACCGAGGACTATGATTCAACGAAAGATTCCTGTGGGGTGAAGCGTCGTGCGATGTATAACCTCATGGCGCAAATACTCGTTGGTTACGGTTCCGACGGGTCCATCCTCAAGTTCGACAAGGACGGGGATTTTGCCGGAACGACAACCGACAAATACAACGAGGCCATCATTCTGACTTTCAGTCGCCTCCTCACGAAAGACGGGATTAAAAAGGGCTCCTTCGATCTCCGGTTCAACATGAATCCTTACGGGGAGACGCTGAATGGCGGCAATGCTGCCGCAGCGACCCACCCCGACGACCAGGCAGACTGGGATGGAACCGCCACTGGTCTGGACAGCGAACTCAAGATCACGGATTACAACGGCAGCACCAATTATCGCGACAACTCCCCTGCTGGAGAGTATGGGATTCTTTACGCGGAAGATGCAGATTCCACTCTTGGTGTTGGTGGTGCGGCAGATGGTATCCTTGACGGAACGGTTCTCGGAACAAGCCAACGTGTCCCCTGTGGTCTCATCTATTATCAAGCGGGTGTGGCCATTATCGACCCGTGGCTCTTCCGTGTTTACAACGACAACAGCGACGGCCACGGCTACTTGAATGCCCTTGCGGAAGACGATAGCGGCACCCCCTTGGCCCACGATTCGTTCTGGATGTATTATGATCGCAATGGGACATATGGGACGGTAGATCCTCAGGGTGCTGGCGCAGGTTCTGCGGAGCATTTCTTTTCTATCGAGGAGATGCTTCGAGGGTATGAAGAGGCAGGTGGAACGAACGATTACGAAGACATCACAATTGACGAGTTCGCCAATGCTCTTCGTCAGAGGATTCACTCTATCACCTTCAATAACACGACAGAGCTCAACTCCTCGGTATACCACTGCAGGGCCGCACACAATGAGTTTAACTACAGCTCCAATCCGACCTACACCTCGGCCTCGAAGATTGTGACCAAGGATGTCTCCAACGATGAGCCTGTCACTTATGTTACCGGCGTTGGCCTCTATAGTGCCGACAACGAACTCTTGGCAGTGGGCAAGGTTTCCGAGCCCATCAAAAAGACACCGGCTGCTGGCATGACCATCAGAGCAAGAATCGACTACTGATTTTGTTAATGATTTTAACAAGTTAGGCGATTAGTAAAGCTTATTGCTGAAGTTTTCGTGATTGGTTCTAATTAAATGAGGACGAAGGAGGTCCTCATGACAACCGAAAACGAAAAGCGAATCTACACCAAAGAAGAAATCAAAGAAAACAAGGGTATTTTAAAGGGGATAAGGGGCGAAGAGGAGATCTCTCTCCGGTGTGACCATTGTGGGAAGGTTTTTTCTCGGTGGAAGAAATCCGTCATCCGGGCTATATTCAAACGAGGAGGGGTCATTACATGTTCTAGGGCCTGCGGGTACGCCCTTCGGTCTCTTCCCGTCCTAGACAAAACGTGCAAGCAATGCGGTGAGGTATTTCAAACGAAGCGAGAGGAAGCCAGATTCTGCTCCAAAGGGTGCGAAGGGGACTTCAGGAGGGCCCCGAAGGTCGAGAGGGAATGTTTGAGTTGTGGGAAAACTTTTACGACAAGCAGTTCCACAAAAGGACACCTTACCTGTTCGGATGAGTGCCGCTTGGAATGGAATCGTGAAAGGCAAAAAAAAGCCTCCTCGGAAGGTTGCTTGCAAAGAGTGCGGCAAGGAGTTTGAGACAAAGAGGGCGAATGTTTTTTGCTCGAAGAACTGCTCCGCTACCCACTTTATGAGCGGGATGACGAGAGAGGAGAAGGAGGAATGGAGAAGAAAGGTTTCTGATGGACAGAAGAGGCTTTATGAGAATGGGTACGTTCATCCATGGATAGGGAGGGAACATTCGGAGGAATCGAGGCGAAAGATGAGGGAATCGTCTGACAACGCCGGGGAAAATAACCCCATGTTTGGTCGACATCATACACCAGAATCCAGGGAGAAGGTCTCTGCTACGAGGACTAAGAGGATGATGGAGGGTGCATACGCCGAATGGTTTGATAAGGGGTACGTTGAGACGGAGAAGGGTGGCGGAGTTGGGTACCGTAGTTCCTGGGAGAGAGCAGCGGTCGAGAAATTGGACAAGGAAGAGCGGGTGGTTTCATTTGAGTATGAGCCGCTCAGGATTCCATACCGAAGAGGTGGCAGTTTCCGGTTTTACATTCCCGACCTGCTGGTGAGATATTATGATGGGAGGAAGGTTCTTGTTGAAATTAAACCCGATGCCTTGGTCTCTCATGGGCAAAATCTCGCTAAATTCGCCGCCGCCAGAAAATACTGTGCAGAGAACGATATGCTCTTCGAGGTATGGACCGAAAAATCCCACCCTTTCCTCACCGAATAATCTCCCTTGACAATCAGGCAAAAATGGGGTAGGCTTTGGAAAATGGCGTGGAGTCATTTTTTGAAGCAGCGAAATGGAGTTAATAAATGAAGCATGTCGGCAATTTCGAGATAACATCGGGAAACATTGTTATATCCGACCCTTGTTATGGGTTGGGTAAGAGTCTGGGGGCTGAACTTCCGGCACTTAAGGGGTCATGGAGGTTCTATACCGAATCGAGTGGGCCCACGGCAAGCCTTATGTACATCTGTCACGAAGATCATGATAATTCTTCGGAGGGCATGCCAGCCATTTTTCATGAGCTTCACGAGATCGGGGGACTTGGGGTTGATGCGGGGACGATGACTGCGGCAGACAGGGAAAAATATAAAACCATCCCCAACAATACGCATGAGGGGTGGTTGGGTTTTTGTAAGGAGGTGCTTTTTGTGAATAAGTTCCCTGCCTTTGTGCATGACGATATGGTCTTTTCACAGACGGGTTACGGAGATGGTGTGTATGAGGCGAGAGGTTGCCTTAAGGAATCCGGAGAATTGGTGGAGGCCATCGTCCTCTTTGTTGATAATTGTGGGGTTTTCGCAGAAGAATCGGAAAGGTAGACGAGGAGTCCTCCATGCAGCATATCAAAGGAAAACACACATACATCCGCGTTATGATTGACGAAATCGACGACCTAACCCGAGAACAGATCCAGGCGTTTGCTGATCATCCAGTTTTCTCTGGGAGCAAAGTTCGCATTATGCCGGACTGTCATGCCGGTGCCGGGGCGGTCATAGGGACCACGGCGACCATGGGCGATGCCATCATCCCCAACATGGTGGGGGTAGACATTGGCTGTGGCATGCTCTCGGTGAACATCGGGAGGATGGATGACATCGATTTCCAGGCCCTCGACGAGCACATTAGGCGAGAGGTCCCCATGGGGTTCAATCATCACCAGGATCATGAGAGGATAGGGAGATTTGGTCATTCAAAAA